AACCAACAGAAGAAGAAAAACAAAAAGACTTAATAAAAATTAATAAATTATTTGAATTTAATCGCAGAGTTTCAGTAGGAGGATCATATGAATACTGGAACGGCACAATACAATTTCATGACTTATGAAAAGATGTCTTTATAGCATATATGTCCCATTAGAAAACTATAGAAATAAATTTGGGCCATTTCAAAAATATTATGCAAATATTATTAATGCACATATAAAATATGCTAAAGCAATAAATGTAGATTATAAATTATGTAAAACGTTACCGACAGCGTTATTTCATACACCTACTTATGATCAAATTAATTTTGGAAAATATTATCATGCGAAAGAATTGTGTGAGGAATATGATGAAATTTTATATATCGATTTTGATGTAATTCCTAATACTACAGAAAACTTTTTTGAAGTCTTTAATATTAGTGATTACATTCCAGTTAGAGCCACAATACCATATAATCCAAAAATGGCCGATAAGATTATTGGGGAATATGAATTAGAAACTGTTAAAGAAAAACATAATTATTATGTTAAAAAATATTATGAAGGTATTAATGATAATGGATTTCACGGCAAACCTTGGGTATCAGAAAAATATCCGGGAGAATTTGAAACAACATATAATTTAAAATGGTGGTTTAAATTAAATAAAATGGAAGATGATCCCTTTATCGATGAGGTATGGGTACCAACTCACCTTAAAGATAATATCAAACCATGGTATGATGAAGTAAAATATGCTGCGATTGATATATTAACAGAAGGTAAGGCAATATTCTATAATACTGGTGTGATGGGTTTTTGTAAAGATACACTAAATCAATTAAATATTTTCGATGACTATGAAAACTTCTGTGATACTATTACTCTTTTACAATCTGATAAATGGCCGGAATATATAACTAATCATATAGGCATTAATAATGAAGTACTGTTTTCATATAAAATGATAGAAAATAATGTTCCTGTAAGAGATATTGGTGGATCTTGGAATTATTTTGTTGATTGGAAATCTTCCTTTAATCACACATCCTATGATGAATTTGAAACATGCAGGTTTAGACATTATTTAAATAAAAATTTTAAGAAACAATGGCCAACGTAATTTATAGTATCTATGTTAATATTGATCAAAAAGATCATGATATAACACATGAAGGATATCCTGGCGATTCTTTAAGTAAAAGTGAAAGAACCCGTCAAGCGTTCAAAAAGTATTATCAAAAACTTATAGACTGTAAAGTAGAATATGCTAAAGTCTGTAATGCTGAATTTATATTATATGAAGATATAGAACACTATTTAGAATTTAGCGAGGGATGTAAAAGTATTTTGCCTTCTATGAGTAAATACAATATTATAAATTTCTATAAATTTTATATCGCGGATCAATTAGTTGAAAAATATGATAATGTATTATTTTTAGATTTTGATGTTATACCTCATACTGAAGAAAACTTCTTTGATGTATGGGATTGTCAGAATAATTTTGTTATTGCTACTTCTCCAAGAAGTGAAATATCGTTAGATTATTTGATACGATCTGGACTCGAAATACATTTTAGATCACCAGATGCAAAAAGAATTAACTCTGTATTGCTTCTCAATGAGCATGGTTATTCAACAGACATTGAAGCATACAATACTGGTATCATGGGATTTTCTTTAAAGACAAATTCTCAATTAAATTATTTTAAAGACTTTTCTGATATTATTAAAGATATGACTAATCTAAAAAATGACACTTCGTTTCCAGAAAATGTAAGAGGTGCATTAGGGTGGGATAATGAAACATTGTTTGGATTTAGGTCTATTCAAAATGATTTACCTATTCAAGAACTTGATGATAGATGGCATTGTATTATAGAACATAAACCTAGATTTAAAGCACGACTAGGACATTACATACATAAAAAATTTGAGTTACATTGGAAATGAAAATATTTTGTGTAAGAGTAGGAACCAGATATGGTAAGCAATATGAAGATTACATTAATTCTAAGTTAGATAATGTAATATGGTTACATGAACAGATACATCCACACATATTGGGTCAATGGAATAAACTACATGGAATGACATTCGACTTAGACGAGCCATTACTAGTTCTAGATATAGATATTCTTTTGATGAATGATTATATGGAGTTGATAAACTATCCTGTCAAGAGAGGTCAGTTTTTATCGATACAAGCATGGTGGGGTCAATCGATTAATCCTAAGTATAAACTACAGGGAGGTTTCCAGAAATACTATCCTAAAGATTGCTTATACATCTATGAAAAATTTATGAAAGACCCAAAATATTGGCAACAACATTATATAAAAAATGGAACTACTGAGGGGCCGATTAATGGCGAGCAATATTTTGTTGAAGATTCTGTTAATGAAAGATTAGAGTTGATATGGGCACCACAGGAATGGATGGGTGTAATGACAAAACAAGGTGAAAAATGGTTAGCACATATAAACAGTCTATATCCCGGAGAGTGGTATTATCTAGGTGAAGAATATAATCCTGATATTAAACTTGTACACTTTCAAGGACCCTTAAACAGACCCTTCTAATATTGTATGATATTGAACTAATGCATCTAGAGGAGTTTCTGCTCTTCTAATAAGTGACCTAGTTTCTCTATCTTTACTATTCTTTACAGCATCAGTTTCAAAGATTTTTAATTTTAAAGTAAACAAATCTTCTTTAGTAAAATTAGTAGTTATAGTATCTAATAAACTATCTAAGTTCCAGACCGCATCATCTATTTGTATAACGGGTTGAGGGGGTGCGTTGAAGTTTTCTTTGAAGGCTTCAAATTGTTTCCATTCTTCTATACGATTCTTAGTGTGTTCTATCGTATCTTCATCTATTTCCTCAAGAGTAGTAAGTTTCATTAAATCTTGAAACATTGGAATAGATGGATCTACTGTGCAAACTTCCTGTACCGTTTCTTTCTCATCATTCTGGAAAGTTATTCTTACACCAGTTGCTTCTTCATCAATAAAAATCGCTTCAATTATTCCTCTTGGGAAAGAGGCATTATCAATTTTTTTCATTCTATGGTCTCTACTTTTTTCCGATACTAGTCATTAGCGGCCTGCTTAGCTTCGCGTTCCGCAGTAATTAAATCTTCAATTTCTTGTTCTAATTCTTCTAGATTGCCGGGTTTGGGGTTGCCGTCCTTTATTTCTTTTATTGCTTTATACCATCCACCATTTTTATCTAAGGTTCCATTATCTATATCATGCCATAATTTATCTAATTGTTCACCCAACTGCTCATATAGATTCAGTCTATCATTTTTCCATTTATTGGCTTCTTCTATTTTCAGTATTATATCTGGATCTGGTAAATCTTGCATATTATTTATCCCGCTGAATTATGCCATGTAAAATCTGCATCATTTTTTTGTCCCCATCCATGATATCTATAAGTAAAATGATTATAATAACCGGCTCCACTATTAACCACACAATAAACTTTATTCTGACTATTGACACCCATACCGATACCACGACCAACTATAGATGATGTTCTTGCGGTAATTAAAGAACTTCCACCATAAGCATAACCAGAAAACAGATAGGAAGCAACATAAGATCCTCCATATTCATAAGATAATATTTCAATCAGAAACATATTACTTTCATTGTGAACTATAGGTGTTCTTAAATAAACATTTGATCCACCATTGCTTCCATGATTGTACCATTGATTACCGTAAATATGCCATCCAGTTGTTCTTAATTCAGCAGTAGCCAGACTTGTTAGAGTTCCTAGTGTAGTTATATTAGATGTTCCAGCCCAAGATGATAATGCAGTATTCTCTACATTACCTAAACCAACATCTGAAGCTGTAGCCGCAGATAAAATTGCAGTTTGTTTAGTTGCATCGGATGTATTATCAACGTTACCTAAACCAACATCTGAAGCTGTAGCTGCAGATAAAAATGCAGTTTGTTTAGTTGCATCGGATGTATTTTCCACATTATCTAAACCTAATGAAGCTTTAGTAACTGGTGATGTAGGAGCAGCATGTCTTAAACTTAAATCCCGTGCTTTACTCATTTATTCCTCAGGTTTATCTGGCCAAATAGTATCTTCTATTTTCCAATTTGTTATTGTTATATCTCTTAATTCCTGTCTATATGTTTGCCATTCCACTTTTTTTGATTCTGATAAGGGGGAATCTATAGCTTGTGTCCAATCACTCTCTGCTAATAATACATTCCGTTGTTTCCTCAACGAAATTATATGTTGTAGTTTAAACTCCTCAAACCAAGCATATCGGTCACTCTCAGGTAGTGTGACTTCTTCCTCCGGAGAAGCCCAGTATAAAATTTCTCTATCATCATCTAATTCATGTTTGGCCATTTTAAACTACCCTTGTAAAAAAGCTTCCTGATTGTGAGGATGAGAAATTATCGTCATCGCCGGCAGAAAGAGAGACAAACCGATTTTCACCGCCACCCCAGACAATAGCAGTTATATAATACCACCCATTACCCCAAGAAGAGCCATTAGTATTTGTAAGTCTCAAAGCTTGTTGTCCGGAATAGCTTACAGTAGATAAACCTATAAAACTGTTATGTGCTCCTGTTGTCTCGTTTGAAATGCCACTTCCATAATTATTTAAACAAAAGTCATAGGTCCCCTGATGGGCCTGTGAAATAGCAACTGTAATCAATAGCCTGCCCGTCAAAGCATGATAACCACCAGAATTGTAAAAAAGGGTAGTGTAATAACCACTATTATAAGGGATATAAACTGCGTTACCTACCCCTGATCCCTGAGTAGTCCAGACTTGGTGTCCGTAACTCCTTAAAGTTCTATCGGCATTCAAGTCATTACAGTTAACCGTACCAGTAAATGTGGGATCTGTAAACATTGTCGTTTTAGATTCGTTATCTGCATTACCAAGGCTTATATGAGATTTATCTAATAATGATCCTGCTTGATATATCGCCATTTATTCTCCCTTTGGATATTTTACTTTTATCTCCGCGCGTCTAGAGGAAACATCATCCCACATAGTAGAATCTCCTTCCGCCTTTTCTGCTAATGCAACAGTTACTTCTTCAAGAGAAGGATAACTCTCTCTTCTATCTCTTTGATACTGGGTCGCTAACCATTTTACCTTCTCTTCTTCCATAATAGCAACCATTTCATCATATCTCTCAAGAGCCTCCTCTTCAGAACCAAACATTTCTGTTAGCATCCTTAAATTTATTTCACGTTCCTTTTCTGGTGATATCATACCATCTCCGTAAAACCATAAGGATGATATTCATTTCCCGCTCCTACATCACCAGCGTTAGACAAATAATTCATACCATATACTTCTATTACCACACAAGACCGTCTATATGCCGCTAAATCTATTCTAACATCACAATTTTCCGCACTTGTATCATGATTTGTACAATAAGGTCCCGGCCCGCCGTAATTAAAAATATTACTGAAACTGGGACTATATCCGGGTCTTGTGGTGCCGGTAAATCTGTCTAACCTCCACTCAGTATTTGGGCCATAATACCATTCCATAGAGTATATGAGCATTGCCCCTTCTCCCCACCACCATCTGGCTAATTTCATAATATCATGAGATGAAGAAGAGCTGGGACCATTGAAAGTTTTTATCCACTTTCTACAAGCAATACTACCAACTTGTTTCATACATGTCGTAGTAACTGTTGCTCCCTGCATGGCGGTTCCATTAAAATTTGTAGCTGAAGGTAATTCTACCGTACCCGTAAAAGTAGGTGAAGTAAACATAGTTGCTTTAGATTCATTATCTGCATTACCGAGTCCTACATGAGATTTATCTAATGCTACTCCTGCTTGAAATATTCCCATCTATATGTCTCCTATGTTGTAATTCTTAATTCATAGTTCGCATTAGTAGATTGTCCGCCGGATGGTGTACGTGATCTGTAGTATATGTTACTTGTAAACCATTGGTTGGTAGAAGATGAATTATAACGGGTATCTGACATTGTTCCTCTTCCGGTTCCGCCCCCATTAATATTATAATTTAAGGCTCCGTTGTTAGCAACTCTCCTATGTAACATAGGAAGAAGAAGTGTTTGAATTAAACTCGCTCCCGAACTTCGATCTCTCGCCTGAAATACTGCTCCTGATTTGTATCCAACAGGATTTTCTCCGCCAGGATCAGAATGTGATGTTTTAAGATATAAATTCCATGTGGTTTGTGAATTGTTACTATAGATAGTATTTGTAAAGACACCACCTTTATTTGTCCATGATCCTCCACCAGGCGTTCCTGTAGCAACTCTATATGTTCCTACTTCATCACCAGAAACTGCTTCTGATATAGTATCAGTTAAAAGAGTGTCAACAAAATCTTGTTCTGCTGAAATTACTCTCATGTTAAACGATGTAGTTGAACCATTCCAATACAACCAACCGTAATCTCTTAGATTAGCATTAGAAGGAAAAGTTTCATTATTTCTCGTTTGAGTAAAGGTGGTAGTAGAACGCGTAGTTGTTCCTAAACCGGGATATCCCGGCCAATCTTCTCCATCATAATAATTCCAGTTTCTATTATTTTGATTTTGTGCGTATGTATATTCAGTACTATGTGCTTGACCTACGTTATTGGAACCACCTGTATATAATCTTCCGTTTCCATTTCCATTTAAAACCGCAGCATATGCTACACGTAACTGATATCTTAATGAAGCTAAATTTGTATCGGTCATCCTACGTAAACTAAACGAGGAAGCGCTCCCATTAAAATAAAAAGGTCTACGTTCTGCCATTAATTAACCCTCTTTAAAATAATCTTGTTGATCCATCGGTATCATATACAGCGAAATCTATGAATTCTACTTCACCTGATGTGGCACCTTGTTGTCGTAAAATTTTATATTGGCCGGGGTTTCCTCCAAGAAGTGTAAATACTCCATTACATTTTAAAGTGTTACTTTGTCCAACTCCGATCACAGTATCCTCTTTAGATTGCATATATCAACTCCCTTTTTTGTGATATTATTAATATGTATAACTATTTAGTATTTATTCGGTATAGAAATTTGAGAAAGGGTCATTAAAATGTTTCTCATCTATTTCAATTCCTATATATTGTCTATTCATTTCCTTTGCCATCATAGGCACAATTCCTGTACCCGCAAAAGGATCTACAACTAAATCATTATCATTTGAAAGATGTGTTATGACTAATCTTGCAAATTCAGCGGGCCACGCATAAAATGATCCTGATTTACTCATTTTATATACTAAAATATTTCTTAACCATTCACCTTTTCTTAATATTTTACCTTTGCGAGTAAAAACACATAAATGTAAATAAGGAAAGATATACTGATCTTTACTTTCTACACTATTTTTAACTACAATTTTATAATCTTTTAATGAATAACCTAGTCCTTCCATTTTGTTAATCAAATAAGAGTGCTTTGAAAACACTTTCCCATTTATTTTTCTATCTGATTGACATAAGACAATAAAGCCAGTATCCTTAGTTATTCTACAAAAATGTGATATTGAATCATTTAAAAATTTATCATACTTATCAATATCATTATCTAACCCCAAATCATTAATATCGGGCACACTTGTAAATAATAACTGGACTATATCATCTTCAATGGTAGGTAAAACATTAAAACAATCATCATTTAAGAATCTGTTCCACATCCTAATGTTTCATATTTAATTTGTTTCCATGTATTATTTTCTTCATTATATTTCAATCGTATCATGTTTCCATGTTTATCACAATGATGAGAATAAATTACATCTCCTATTTCAAAAAATCCTGCACCTCGTAACCCTTGCAGTTTTTCTTTAGGTAGATATTGTGATGCAACTATCCATTTTTCCAAAGATGCATCCATAGATGCCATTTCTTCTTCTAGATGGGTTTTGTGCCAGTCCTCAGGAGGTACACCACAACCAAAAAGTAAAACAACTATAATTAAAAATATTTTTATCAATTTAATAATCCCGTAGAAGGTGTTAACGATGGATCGTGCACATACAGATCATCCCATATTGCTGAAAGTACATCTCCAGCTGACTGTTTATCTAATACAAGAAAATCACCAAAATGATCTATTATCAAATAGTTACCACTATCATCCTTAAATCTGCGTACTAAATAATTTCCTGTAATTTCAACTTTTTCCGTTAAAGAAAGAAGTTCTTCATGACTTTTGATGTTCATTATTAACCTGCCAAAAAGATTGTATTTTTGTTTTCTTTTGTCTTTCTGTAATTATTTTTCTTTGCTCTTTATTCTTTCTGTTCCATTCACGAGCCCTTTCAAGAATAATTTCTTTATTCTTTTGATAATAAACTCTTAATTTTTCTTTTCTTACCTCATCATTCTTCCATTTTTCAGCAAGTCTATCCTTATTCTTTTGATAATATTTGCTATTAGCAATAGATTTTTTCTCTTTTTTAGTTAATTCCATAATGACAATCCATATTTTGCAATAAAATAAGAATCAACAATATCACTAACTGGATTTCTAATCTTTTCTGCTCTGGGAGTTAACTGTTCTTTGAGGTCGATGGGGGTGGATTCTTCTGCAATAAAAGCATCATACATTAATTCCTTATTTGCATTACCCTTGCCTGTTGCAAATTTTTTAATAACGGTAGGAGGAACAGTAGTAAATGATTGTTCTATTTTATACATTTTATGTTTTAATATTCCCATATTCTCTGCAATATTAAGAATTGCGTTTCCTGTTGCCCCGTATGCATATCCTTCAATATATGGTTCACAACCTTTAATTATACTTAAAGCCCAATCTGACAACATTTCATGACGCTGCTCTTTTGTCTCCCATTTGGGGTAGGGAGTAGAATATAAATTGTTATATGTAGAAGAAGGTTTACCTAAATAATAAAAATTAAATGTATCATCATGTGTTTCCCATACACATATTGCAGGGGATGTTAAAGAATAATCAATTCCAGCTATCTTCTTCGGGATCTTCAGTTTCATCATCATCATCGGTTGTTTCAAGATAATGCCCACAAAAAGGACATGATTCTAAACCTGAAATATCATCCGTTATAATCAAGTATTCTTTATCGCATCCGTCACATAATATATTGATATTGGCGCTTCCATCTTCCCATTCAATATCTATTGGCATTTAGCTTGTTTCTATTGTTTTTTTCCAATTAAATGAATTTAACTTTTCATCATTTAATTCCAATTGTTCTACTAACTCTCTAGGTGAGGGTAATTTTTGTTCTTGTGTATAACTCCATAACAATTTATCACCAAACCATATTTTAAAATCTTTATGCTTTGGTAATCCATCAGAACAATTAAAAATTTTCTTATCTAATCCTGTAAATGTGCTAAGATCATTACGGAGTGTTTCTGCTTCAGTTTTCATCCCGTGATCACTACCATTATACTTAATATTCCAAGTTTGACTAGTTAATCTTGAAGCAATAAATTTTTCTTTATTTAAAACTAATTGTCTTCCGAGACGTTTTGAATTTTGCATTTATTTATACCCTCGATTATGTTACGGCTATATATAGTAATAGAAGAATTATTATAGCTAACTCTACGACTAGCACAGTATGATACCATACCCATCTCGTTTCGTACAGTTTATCTTTTTCTAATTTGTCTCTATGAAAAGTAAAATATACTTTATCTTTTACATCTTCTAACCACATATCAAATTTATCTTTAACTGACATGTGTCCCCCTGTTAAAGTAAAGTTATGAGACTGCAGGTGAAATATCTACTACTTCACAACCTTTCTCTGAAGTACACGCAAACTCTTGACTTGCACTAGTATAGTCTTGAGTTTCGTATTCTGCAAGAGATGCCCAATTTACATCCTTTGGCATCTTATTTTTTAATTCTTTATATTCTTTTTCTGAACAATCTTGATACGGTGCTTGTCTATATGTATGATCACTAAATGGTAAAAAACTAATACCACTAATGTCATCAAAATTTTCATAGACCCATGCGGCTGTATTGACCCATTCATCTTCCTTGACGGATACAGTTACACTTGGTTTGTGTTCACACCATTCTTTTGCGTAGGTGTGCCATAAAGATAACTGCTTCCATGCAGTCATTTCGTTTCTACAAGTTGCCCCTTCTGGACTCTTTTGTGGAAATGAAAAGACAGTAGTATGTTCAGGTTTACTGACATCAGGTTCATTCGGAAAACCCTCTGCTTTCATCATTTTACAGAGTGGGTCTTTGTTGTCAGCCCTTACTGTCCTAACATAATAAGGATTATGACGGGCATGAATACCAGAAGCACTGTCAACAAGCTGAGATACAGTACCACTAGGTTTGACACAAGTAATTGCGGCAGCTCTATTAATTCCGAGTTTTTCTGCATATTCTTTATTCGTTTCTACTGCAATTTTTCTGAGATCATTTAAAGTCTTTTTTATGTCCCCTTTAGCACCATTCGTTAAAGAATTGTCCATGATTCCGGTAAGAGATACTCCAAGAAGTCGCTCCTCTTCACAATTTCGTTGCCACTCTCTTGAGAGGTATTTGAAATTGGTGAGAGTTGATTGGAAAGTTCCAAGGATAGTTGCAATCCTAACTTTGTCTTTGATAGATTGCATATCATCGTTGGATCTGAGGACGACTTCGGACAAGTTGCAGAATTCTCGGGATCGTAAAATGATCTCGCTGCAAGGATTTGTGCCAAAATCGTCTTTTGCCAATCTTCGTTGAATGTATGTGCCATCTTTGTCCTTTTCTTTATTATTTAGTTCACTTACATGAGTTTTACTTGCTAAACTACTGTAAATACCCCGTTCTCCAGACTTACTATCGTAGAGTGATAACCACTCTCTCATGAAAGTTCCTACATCGGGTTTTTCTTTGTAGTTAACTGAATTGTTTGCGAGTGCTCTTTGTACGTTATCTTTATACCATTCACCATGTTTAGCAAATCTCATCTCTCTATCATTAAGATTAGAGAGACTAATAAGAGCCGAACGGCGAACACCACCAACGACAACAATTTCTGCTATCTTACAAACAATATCATGACATTCTACTGGTTTAAGTTTTCTTCCTAATGCGTTTTTAATTGTACTAACTGTAAATTTAAAAAGGTCTATTAAAGGTTCGGGTCCTGAAGCACGACCACCAAAAGTCTTTAAGGGTTCACCTGCAGCACGAACTTTAGTGATGTCCCATTTAGGTATATGTCCACCATATAATAATGAAATCAGTTCTTTAAGTGCTCTCGCCCAACCCAACTTCGAATCTGCTACAACGATAGTAGTTTCGGTTTCATATAGTTCATCGGGAACTTGTGGTAGTTTGTTGCAATATTCTTCTTCTACTGAAAATCCTACACCTGTACCATTCATCAATACATAGAGTATTTCATCAAATGAACGTAAATTATCGATCTTAACGTATGAACAGTTGTAGCCAGAAACATTTTCTTTTTCTAGTGCGGGTCCGGCAGTCATTAAACATCTCATTGAAGGCATTACTTTTAATTCTTTAACAGCCTTTTCTAATTCTACTCTTTCACCATTATCTAAATCAAATTCACACGTTTCTTTTAAATGTTTCGTAAAAAAATCAAAGTATCGTTCAACAGTCTCATACCATGTTTCTCTTCGTTCTTTCTCATAATCCCATCTTGCATATCTTGATAAATGTATAAATTGTTGGTATTCTGTAGGTAGCATTTGTTCCTTCTATTTTAATTTGTCTAAAAATTCTCTTGATTCCCTCTCAGACAATCCATATTTGGACATGACCCAGCTTCCATTTAGATTGTCTTTTATAATTGCCATTTCTTGTTTAGAAAAGGTCTTTGCATCTAGTGCATAATCTGTAAATGCTTCACAACATATAGGAAAATGTGGTTCAACTAAATTCCACATAGCAATCGCAAAATGTTGTATTTCGTCTTGAGCATGGCTATCGCCCCTCAAGCGATAAAAATGGAAAAAGTTGTGTAAATCAATTTTCCATATAACTTCGGTATAGTTAGACACAGGAAGTACTATCCGTGCTAACTCTCTTGATAGATCCCAATCTAATAGATTGTGGTAGGCGTTCTTCGCTCCGTCAAGAATTCGAAATATTTCAAATTCGATCTCTCCCGGATTACGTAATTCGCCATCTTCTCTACCTTGCTTATTTGATGTTGATTGTGGTTTTAAATTCTTCCCTTTAGGGAAATAAAAGTCATCTGACATGACTGAGTACCTTCCAGAGTACTCGTTCAGATTTGCCGTCCTATGACGGACTAACTGGCGCATAACAAATATTGGAAGTTTAATATGGAACTTGACCTCGCACATCTCAAAGGGTGAGGTGTGTTTGTGTCTCATTAAGTAACGTATAAGATTACGTGTCTGACTTGTTTTTCTTGTTCCTTCTCCGTAACTAATTCTTGCTGCGTTTTCAACCTCTTCATCACTACCCATAACATCTAGTAATTTCACAAAACCATGTTCATGGACTTCTATCATATCATCGGACATCCCTCCACTTTCTGACTGCCCAATCTGCTTTAAGTCCGGTGAATGTATTTTTATTTATAATATTTAGGATTTCATCAGTTGACAGCCCATTACTAACTAAATCATTAATATCTTTAAATTTTTTCATTTTCCACATTGCTCTTAAATCGCTGAATTCAAACTGTTTTGGCCAGACAACAACCTGCCAACCCCTTTCAATAGATTTCATTAATTTCTTAATAGTATGTTTATTTCTAGGTTCATTATCAAATACTAAAGTAGTTTGTTCTTTATTAACTTGTATTGGTAAAGTTTCCAAATCACCTCCAGCAACAGCAAGACAATTAGGAATAAACATAGAGTCTATCGGTCCCTCTACGATATATGTATGTTTACTAGGATTCCATCTATCTAGACCATAAACTTTTGGTGATGATTCTTCAACCTTAATTGTAATATATCTTAATTCATTTTGAGCTAATGCTCTACCTTGTGCAGCAATTAAATTACCTTCTGCATTATAAAATGGAATAACCATTCTAGGTTCTTTTACACCCAAATTAGAATAATCTATTTCAGATATTTCTTCTGCCCATATTTTAAAATCTTCTGCGAAATAAACAGAATCTTTAAAACTTTTTGGTAGTTTTCTACTTTCAAAATATGTACGAGCAAAATGTTTTTTATCTAATTCATTTATAGAGGGTAAATTAATTTTCATTGGTCTAGGTTTAAATTTTGGTTTATCGAATTTAAATTCTGGTTCTGCCGTCTTACGTTTACCTGTTTGTCCCTGACTATATCTTTCAAGTACATATTGTCCATGTAAATGTGGATCGATTTGTTTTATAAAATTTCCAAGATTTGAACCATAACCACAATTATGACATTTCACAAATAAATCTTGATTCTTTGCATAAATATATAATCGTTTCTTAGATTTATTTCTTTGTGAATCACCACAAATAGGACATCTAGAATTCCATAAATTTGGACGCACCTGTTTAAATAAATTTAAACGAGGGGATAATAATCCCACATATTTTTGATCTGTATATAAACTCATAATGTATTATTATATCATAAAATAACAGAAAGTCAAGTCAGTTTATTTTAAATCTTCTATCTATTTTTCTAATATTACTTTGACCTTGATCATAGATATAAACTTCTTTAATGGGACCATCTATATTCTTATCCCAATAATTAAGAAACTCAGTAATGCGTGGATATTCTGGTAATTGATCATCTGTCTGCCATACGAATTCATTAACTATATGTAAATAATCTGGAATATAATAAACAACCTGAACAGTTGCTACTGTCCATTTTTGTAAAATATATACCATATTATCTACGTTTTAGTTCTAATTCTTGTGCTATCCAAGCTTTTGCTCTTGAATTTTTGGGTGGGGTTTTTATTAATTTAGATACTTCATTAAATGCTTTTCTAAATACATCTTCACCTGCTCTATTATTAGTTACTTCTATAAAACCACGAGGAAATATATTAGCAAGTTGTCCTTTAACTTGTTGAACTTCTTTCCAAGTCTCAACAATTATTTCATCAGGGAGAACTCGTTTTCTTTCGGAATTTTGTTGGAGAGCAATATCAAGTGAGGTATTAACAAATATCATGTAGGTATCATAACCAATTTCCTCTAGTTTATTCTTTTTTATTGAAAGCTTTGAAAGATTTTTTGCTGTACCATCAATGATTAATCCTAAACGACCGGCAATCCAACCCGCCTCTCTTTTTTTAGTTATCTCTTTTGCTTTTTGTCTTATGAGTTCTTTTCTCTCTACTTCTCCAGATGTGTACATTGCCATATTAGAAGACATTTGTGCTTGCATTAAACCATATTCTAATTGTTCATCTGAATTTACAACTTTTAATCCAAAGGGTCCCACTTTACCGGGCTTCAATTTCTTCATATCCTTATGCCATTCAAACTTACCAGCCGCAGAACCTGTTATTTTTTCTGCTGAATAAGATTTACCTGAACCAGCACCACCAGCAAGAAAAAATGCCTTAAATATACCGGGATCATAAACACCTTCAGTAATTGTTTCTTTAAACCTATTAAACTTCATATTTCTGATCTTGTAACTTGTATGATTTTTTCTTTTTGTGCCTCTAAAATAGGTATTCTATTTGGCCACTTAATATATTCTTTTGTATTTCCATCTTTCTGTAGATTCTCTATCAAAGGAATAATCAATTTCTCTACTGCCAACATTCGTGCTTTGTATGTCTTATTTAAGTCTTTCTTACGTTCTTCAATCTCTCTAACAACTGCTGTCATATCAGAGGTTGACTGTTGTAGACTTTGAACCGCTTCCAACTGTTCCATCTTTAGAATCTTTTGGATGTCTTTATCCATAAAGTCCATCTTTTCTAATATTGGACTTAAATCAGGAGGTTCTGCAGTAACAGTTGCTGCTACATCTGCTAATCCATCTATCTTGCCTGAAGTACCCTCTAATAGACTTTCAAGACTTTCTAGTTTAAGAATCTTATCAATCTTTGGTGACATATCTTGTAGGAACTTCATGATCTCATCTTGTTTTCCTACTGACTTCTTCGCTTCTGCTGAAGCTGTTCTTGAATCACCCGTTGCATCATTTAATTGTGCTAAGATATCTGCTGTCGTTTGTGCACGTTCCTCATCTTGTTCTA